CTATACATAATACAACTGAAGACTGTAAGTTTTTAGGTGGTAAAGCATACATATTAGATAATCATAAGGTTGAAGTTGAGAATGTTATCATCGAAAATGAAGTTTTCACTTGGTTTAAATTTTATAAGAAAAGAAGATTCTTCTTTGGTTATAAAGGAATTACAACTGAGTTATGTAATCAATTAACAACTAAACAAATTAGAAATAAAGTAAATGATTATTTTAATACGGTGAAATAATGATCGTGCATTGTTCTACATGTGGAATACCTATCAGGTTCACTTACAAAGGTGAATGTTCTAAGTGCCACGATATAAAATCAAGGAAGATTACCCAACATCAATTAAAATAGTGATTGATGGTAACATTGACCGAGATGGTGAATCCCTATGTTGTTATATTAATCGTTACGAAACGCAAGAAGAAAAATTGAATAGATGTCGTATAGAAAATGACACAGAAAACAAAAACGCATAGAGCTTTCTCAATTAAAGGAAAGAGTACGGCAATTAGAATACCAATTAAACAACAAATAACTTAAAGGAAATAATATGACTATTTTATACGGTATCATCGGAGTTTTGACACTAGGTGTATTAGTATTAATCAAAACTTCACTAGACAAAGATAAAATGAGCAAAGACAGTTCGCGTCAATTAAATGAATTAAGAGCGACATACCAGAAAATGGAATATCAATTGACAACATACGAAAAACGTATTAATGATTTAAATGCAGCAAATAAAACTTTGCAGGATGAATTAGATACATTATTGGCTAATCCATTAGTTAATTCAGATAAAGTCAATAATAGAACCAAAAAGAAGTAACAATTTACTTTTACACGGAAATGATATATAATGTCTTTTTAAACTATCAAAAGGGAATATAATGTCGGTGAAATATAACGTTATCAAACATTTCGACGGAACAGGTAAACAAATTCAAGCTATCGAGTTATTAGAAGAATATCCAGATGTGATTTATTCTTACGAAAATGCTAAATTTATTACCGTACCTGGCGAAGAACAAGCAGTATTAGAATTCGATTATAATATCCATGATGGTCATGTACCAGATGACGAATATATTTTATTCCGTCAAGTAATTGGTGACATCCTAGTGGATATTATGACTAATGGGATTATGCCAATCGTGGTTTAATATGATAGAACGTAATAAACATAAACATAAAATAAATCGACCTTTTTATGAACACATCAAACGAGTACAAGGAAAAGATTCACTGATGTTTTTAGTTATGGATAGAACACAAATTCAACCAGAAATAAAAATGGTTTATCGACTACATATCAGTGAATTACCAGAACATTATAAATTCTATTCATTTGATTTAGATTCTAATTTACCTTCGATTTATAGTGAATGATGTCTACATTATTAGAAATTAAAAATTCTTTTCGTCAAGAAGAAAATAACCAAGCGTTTTCGTTATATAACCACAAAGATTATTCTGTTATTATACAAGGACAGAATAATTCTTATGTGACTGTACATAAAATCATCGAATGGAAATTAAACGGTAATATAGAACTAATTACAGACGAAGGTAGTATATTCTATCATGGTTGGGACGAATCTATCGAAATAGTGGAACTTGTCGACATTTGAAAATGAGGTTAATATAATGGACAGAATAGAAGAAATCATCTTAACGAATTTGATTCATAACGAAGAATATATCAGAAAAGTTATTCCGTTTATAGATAAGTCATATTTCAATGATAGATTAGAATCAATTTTAATTACGGAAATTGGTTCTTTTTTCACGAAATATAATAAACCAGTCACTCAACAAATTCTTCAAATCGAAGTTAGAAATAGAAAAGACATTAACGACAAAGAACTAGAACATTTGACCGATAAGATCAATTCGTTATTACCGTCTGATATTAATCAATCTTGGTTAGAATTAGAAACAGAAAAGTTCTGTAAAGATAAAGCTGTTTATAATGCCATCCTTAGATCAATTAAAATCATCGAGGGTAAAGATAATGAATATAAAGAAGATGCTATTCCCACGATTTTATCCGATGCATTAGCGGTTTCTTTTGATTCTAATATCGGTCATGATTATATTACAGACGCAGAAGCCAGATATAACTTTTATCATAACGTTGAAGAAAAGATGCCGTTTGATATTGGTTTATTAAATGAAATTACGGGTGGCGGTTTACCAAAGAAAACATTAAATTGTTTTATGGCTGGTTGCGTTCATCCTGATACACAAATTCTAATCCAAGTAACACATGCATCAACAGAAACATCTTTTACCAAAACTATTCCTATCGGACAAGTCAAAGAATTTACTTTATGTAATCCATATTTTCTAGTAGAAGTAGATTCCCCAGATGGTTGGGTTGAAATCACTAAGTTTGTAGATAAAGGAATGTTCGAAGAATATGTTTTATTTATCGATAATACACCCGTGGTTAGTTGTAACGAAAATCATTTATTTGAAACAGATAAAGGTTGGGAATTCGCTCAAGACTTAAATCGTAAGATGAAAAGTCATAAATTCCTTACTAAAGATGGATATAAACTTGGTAATATTGAATGTTCTGGTAGAAAGATACCTATCGTTGATATCCAAGTAGGACATGAAAATCATCGTTATTATACGAATGATGTTTCGAGTCATAATACGGGTGTGGGAAAATCATTAACTATGTGTCATTTCGCTTCTGCTGCATTATTAGCAAATAAAAATGTACTTTACTTATCAATGGAGATGGCAGAAGAAAAGATTGCTGAACGTATTGATGCCAACTTATTGAATATACCTATCCAAGAATTAAAGACAGTTGGGTATGATATATTCCAAACTAGGATTGAAAAGATCAAGACTAAATCAACTGGTAGATTAATTGTTAAACAATATCCTACTTCTGCAGCTAGTACATCACATTTCAGAGCTTTGCTAGAGGAATTAAAAGGTAAACAACAATTTTCGCCAGATGTCATTTTCGTGGATTATTTGAATATTTGTGCCAGTGCAAGATTGAAGTTTGGTGGTTCGATTAACTCATATACTTATGTTAAGTCTATTGCAGAAGAACTGAGAGGTTTGGCAGTTGAATATGATGTTCCTATTATTACATGTACTCAATCTAATAGATCAGCGAATGTATCATCTGATATGGATATCACTGATGTATCTGAAAGTTTTGGAACATCGCACACATTAGACCTGTTCGTTGGTATTATTTCTACGGAAGAACTAGAACAGATGGGACAGTTGATGTTTATCCAATTAAAGAACCGTTATAATGATATTAACTTTCATAAGCGATTTGTAGTTGGTGTTGATAAAAGTAAAATGCGTTTATTCGATATCGAAAGTCAAGCGGCAACACATTCTTTTATTAATTCAACATCTAAACCATTACCAACTCCTGAACCATTAACTACAAATAAAAAGAAACAATTAGAAGTTTCAGATTTTAAATTCTAATCCGCAGCAACCGCGCAACGTTTACAACTATTTTGATATTATGAAATAATAAATTGTTAATGAAATCAGTTAGTTAGTATAAATCAAGGTGAAATAACAACGAAAGTTTAAAATTTAATTGGAATTATTTTGAAAATATAGTATAATGATCGCAAGTTAGCAGAAAAGCTAATAAATTTTAAATTACTATTTGGAGAGTATCATGGCTACAATTACATTAGATTCATATTTGAGCGTTGCAGTTGCTTTTGCTAAACAAGAAAAAATGAAAGTTTTAACAAACGAACTTTTTTCTAAAGTTAATATATTTTTGGGATTGAAAAAGAATCCTTGTAAATTATGGAAATGGCAACGCGCTGAACGTTTAGGTAGAATGGTTTATAAATTACCTAACATTCAACCAGCGGATTTATCTACTTTTGAAACTTATATTCCTCCAGTAGATGAAGAATTCGATAGTAATATTATTTCGCAGTTGAGAACTTCGTTGGACGTAGATTATTATGAAGTATTATTCACGGATGGTAATCGCGTTAAAATTGATAATGAAGTTTCTGAAAACGTTCTTTATAACCTTTATGAGTTAAAACCAGAACAACGTTTATTAGCACAAGAATATTGTTTAGCTTCTTATGATAACTTAGTTAAGTTCGCAAATATTTAAATCCCTATATTTAAAAACCTCTATATGAATTATCTTATAGAGGTTTCTTTTTGTTTAAATAATATTC